CATGCCAAATACTATTGCTGTAGGCGTTGCGTTTGAAGACGCACAACTTGACGGCGCAATTATGGGTAAATCTGGCGGCACAGCAGCTTTTTACGGCGCTACGCCGACAACTAAACCTGCGGCCAACACTGCTGCCTTAACTACAATCACGTCTACTGCACCCGGCACGCCGGACTTTGCAATTCAGGACTTGACTCAAACAACCCCATTTGGTTTTGTTACCAAAGACGAGGGTAATTCAGTTCTGGCGGTGATTGCAAATTTGCAAGCCCGTGTAGGACAGTTGGAAACTAAACTTCAAACTCTTGGTTTGTTGGCTTAAACTAAATGGGGGCTAATCACCCCCATTCTTAAATTATGAACATTACATTGACACACCCCATCCACGGCGCAAAAATTGCAACAATGGAGTCTGAAGTTGAAATGGATGAAAGAAATGGCTGGACTCGTTATAATCCAGACACGCCTTTTGAAACTGAAGAAGCGGCTCCTGTCAACGTGCTGGAAGTTAAACGCCGTAGAAAAACCACTGCTGAGGTTTAAAAATGACAACGTACACCGCTGGCCAACAAATCGAACGGGCGCTTAGACTTCTCGGTGTGCTTGCTGAAGGTGAAACGCCCTCTGCGGCTACGTCACAAGACGCCTTGATGGCGCTCAACCAAATGATTGACAGTTGGCAGACCGAGCGTCTGTCGGTGTTCTCTACGCAAGACCAAATTTTCACATGGCCCGCAGGCTTAATTAGCCGCACCCTTGGCCCATCTGGTGACTTTGTTGGCCTTCGCCCTATTTTGCTTGACGACTCTACATATTTCAGAGCGCCCACCAATGTTTCGTATGGTATTAAGTTTATCAATCAACAGCAGTACAACGGTATTGCTGTTAAGACCGTAACGTCCACTTACCCACAAGTGATGTGGGTCAACATGACGTTTCCTGACATTGAGATGTACGTTTACCCACGGCCTACGCAGGACTTGGAGTTTCATTTTGTGTCGGTTGAAGAACTGAACAACCCCGCCAACTTGTCCACAATTTTGTACTACCCACCAGGCTATCTGCGTGCGTTTACATACAACTTGGCCATGGAGTTTGCTCCTGAGTTTGGCGTTGAGCCAAGCCCACAAGTGCAGCGCATTGCAATGACTTCTAAGCGTGACTTGAAGCGCATCAACAACCCTGATGATGTGATGGCACTGCCTTACGCATTGGTGGCCAACCGCCAGCGTTTCAACATCTATGCCGGTAACTACTAATGAAGACGCCGATTCTTGGCTCTACTTATGTAGCGCGGTCTGTCAATGCGGCAGACGCTCGGATGGTCAATCTGTTTCCAGAGATCGTCCCAGAGGCCGGTAAAGAGCCTGCATTCTTAAACCGCGCCCCTGGCCTCAAACTGCTTAACACCATTGGCAACGGCCCGATTCGTGGCTTGTGGGCGTTCTCGTCCAGCGATAGCACGGCCTTTGTGGTGTCAGGCACACAGCTGTACAAGATCACCACCGCTTATGTCGCCACGCTAATTGGCACTGTTGCCGGCACTGGCCCCGTCAGTTTGGCTGACAACGGCACGCAATTGTTTATTGCGGCCAATGGCCCTAGCTACATCTACAACAACACTACAAATGCTTTTGGTCAGATCACCGATCCAGACTTTCCAGGCGCTGTGACTGTTTGCTATTTGGATGGCTATTTTGTTTTCAATCAGCCTAACAGCCAGTTGATGTGGGTGACTCAGCTGCTTGATGGCACATCCATTGATCCACTAGAGTTTGCTAGCACCGAAGGCTCACCTGACGGCCTGATTGCCGTGGTGTCCAATTTCCGTGAAGTATGGGCGTTTGGCACAAACTCAATTGAGGTCTGGTATGACGTTGGTGCAACGGATTACCCTTTACAGCGCATTCAAGGCGCGTTTAACGAATTGGGTTGCGCTGCCCCCTACTCTGTGGCCAAAATGGACAATGGTTTGTTCTGGCTTGGCCGTGACCGCCGTGGCCAAGGTATTGTCTACCGCGCCAATGGTTACACCGGCGTGCGTATATCAACCCACGCCGTTGAGTGGCAGATTCAGCAATATGCTGACTTGTCGGACGCAATTGGCTACACATACCAGCAAGACGGCCACAGTTTTTATGTACTGGTTTTTCCTAGTGCTAACACGACTTGGGTTTACGATGCCGCAACGCAAGCCTGGCATGAGCGTGCAGGGTTTGTAAATGGTTCATTTACCCGTCATCGTGGTAATTGTCAAATGGCATTTAATAACAAGATCGTTATCGGCGACTTTGAGAACGGCAACATTTACGCTTTTGACCTAGAAGATTTTAGTGATAACGGTGGCATTCAAAAATGGTTGCGTACATGGCGCGCGCTGCCTACTGGCCAAAACAATCTTAAACGCACAACCCAGCACATGATGCAACTGGATTGCGAGTCTGGTGTGGGCTTAAATGGTTTGGTTGTTAATGAAACAATTTATCTTGAAACTGAGCTTGGCGACTATCTAATTACCGAAAGTGGTGATTATTTAATTGCGGATCAAGAAGCCATTGCAACCCAAGGCGCAGATCCTCAAGTCATGCTCCGTTGGTCAGACGATGGTGGCCACACATGGTCAAGCGAGCATTGGGCGTCCATGGGCAAAATCGGTCAATATTACAAACGTGTAATCTGGCGGCGTTTGGGCATGACCGTCAAACTGCGTGACCGAGTTTATGAAGTGTCTGCTACTGATCCTGTGAAGATTGCCATCATGGGCGCAGAACTTATTCTGAGTCCAACAAATGCCTAGCCCTAACGCTACGCCAACGCCAATCACGCCGCCGCGCGTGCCGCTGATTGATCCTCGCACGGGTCTGATTGACCGTGCGTGGTATTTGTTTTTCTTGTCATTACAAGATATAGCAACTTCTGTAGTAGACGATGTTGTTGGCCCAAGTTCTGAAACCTTGATTGCGTCTTACGATGCAGCTTTGCAAGCATTAGCGCAAAGTGTTGATACCCAGCCCTTACCAATCGATCTGAGCGCTGAGTTGGCCAAGCAGATTCAAGAAGCTGGTTTGACCGATCAATCGTCTGCATTGCTGTCCCAGATCGCTGAAATGCAAAAGCAATTAGAAGCGCTTAATCTACTGCCACCGCCCACACAAGGCACAGTCACCGCTGTGACGGCCACAGCGCCCGTGGTGTCTTCTGGTGGCACTGCGCCTGACATCAGTATGCCTGCGGCCAGTACCTCGGTAAGCGGTTACCTGACATCAACTGACTGGAACACTTTTAACAACAAAGCGCCAGCTACCAGCGGCACATCTATTCTGTATGGCAATGGGACTGGCGGTTTTAGCAATGTCACAATTGGTTTGGGCGTCAGTTTTGCCGCTGGTACGCTATCAGCGACTGGATCGGGCGGTACTGTCACGTCTGTTACTGGCACTGCGCCTGTTGTGTCTAGCGGCGGTACAACCCCTGCCATCAGCATGGCGGCGGCCAATACGACAACTAATGGTTATCTGACATCGACAGATTGGAATACGTTTAACGGCAAACAACCCGCAGGCACTTATGTCACCGCAGTCTCAATTGTGTCGACCAATGGCTTTGCTGGTACGTCAAGTGGTGGGGCAACGCCTGCGCTGACGCTAACCACCACAATTACCGGATTGCTTAAAGGCAACGGCACGGCAATTTCTGCCGCCACTTCAGGCACAGACTATGCGCCAGCTACCAGTGGAACTTCGATCCTGTACGGCAACGGCGCTGGCGGTTTTAGTAACGTCACCGTTGGCACTGGCTTGTCCTTTTCTGCCGGTACTTTGGCTTCAACAGTTGCCGCACCGTCTGCGCCAGTCACCAAAACGGCTGACTTTTCAGTCGCCGCCACTGACGTTTGGCTGATCAACAACAAGTCAGGCTCAACTTGCACGGTCACCTTGCCAACGCCATCCACCAATTCTGGGCGCGTTTTGTACTTTCAAAACTATCAAGTACAGGCGCTTGTGTCGGCGTCTAGCAACGTAG